TATGGACACGCTGGTAGATTATTAAATTTTTCTTGTGAATTTTCCAAAACAGTGCGACTCCATTGACGAAGTTCATTCATCAATAGAGTCTGATCTAACACTATTTCTTCTTGGGGGTTTTTTTCTTAACTGTTTTCTTTTTAGTTACAGTTTTTTTCTTAGCTGGTGTTTTTTTAACAGTTTCTTTTTTTATAGACTCTTTCTTAACTGTTTTTTTAGAAGTCTCAGAAAGTTCTTTATGTTTTCTTTCTGCATCTACTAAGTCAGGGTCTGGTCCAAAAACAACTCTGTAAATTCCATCCTCACCTTTAGCTAGTACATTGTACTGTGGAGGAAAATCACCATTTTCCGAAATAATATAATTTGACATATTAATCTCCGTAAACTTTAACCATTTCTAAAACAATCGAATAGGTATCTCCTGAAGAGTGACCTTTAGTAGTAAACAAAATATCTCCTGTTTTACCACTACCTGCATTATTTGGTAAGCCACCAAAGTCTCCAAACTCCATATGTCCATTACTACTTTCAGCAAGTTCCATTAATAAAACATTACTTGTAGCATCTAAAAACATTTGAACAGACATACCTACGATAGCATGACTAACTCGCATAACTCTAACTTCTGAACAGGCTACACCTGCTGCATTAGAAGCCAAAGCAGATACATCTACTTTGGCTACTGCGGATTCGCCACTACCATCGCTGACATTGGTAAACTTCATAACACAATTTCTTTCACCATCAATGATGGTTTGTGAAGTTACTGCATCAGCCATAATTTACTCCTAGCTAAAACTATGAGAAACAGTGCCATCACCAAAGACATGACCATTAAGAAGCCATATGGCATCTGTAATAGCTACACATCTAATATGACCGCCAATAAAACGACCATCAGTGTCAGCATCCATAGTTAATCTATAGTCAGCAGCAGCAGGAACATTCCATCCTGCGGTGTCGATATCTTCATTAAGAGCTACTACGCTTCCTAATTCATCTTTATCAAGCTGAAATACCATTCCTTGGAAAGTATCTGCACTAGAAGCACCTTGTAAAATAAAAGTACCTGTAAATGTAGTGCCTATGTGAAACTCATAATATAGTCCAGCAGCAGCAGCAGGTAAAGTTACTGTAATACCAGCAGCCCTATTTAAACTAAAAATAGTTCCAGACTGTGCTGTAGTTGGAGTTAGTGTTGCATCAGTAACGCTAGTAACAGGAAATAAATTATTTAGTGTACCTGTTGTACTAATATTACCACTTGTATCAACATCTAGATTAGTTGTAATTGCTCCAGTTGTTGAATTTTTAGTGATTTGTTCAAAACCACCTTCGGACCTAACTGGTCCATTAAATGTTGTATTCGCCATTTTTTTCTCCTAAAAGAAAATATCTATCATCTTGGCAAGTCTGCTAGGGCAGTTGATAGACAAATTAAAAAAATTCCCTAGAACGAAAAAAAGGGGAGCATAGCTCCCCTTAAAGTTTTAGCTTGAGCCTGGTGATCCAAAGATACCTAAAGGATCAGATACTCCAAATGAATATCTTTCTCTTGCTTTGTATCTTACGTTACCAGTATCAAAGTCTCCGTCCATGCTTGTAGTCATTGGACTTCTGACAAAATGCTTCATGCCATCAGGCACATCAGTAATGATAAAGAAAGCATTAGTATCAGTTAAATAATGATTAACTGAATAGCCTTCTGGAATCACACCATTGCTTCTGACTGCATTAATGTCATTGTCAGCAGTTCCAACTCTGTACTCACTTTCTAGAAGACGAGTAGCCACGAATTGAAGATCAGTAGGAACGATCAACTTTCTAGGTCTAGCTGCAATTTTTAAACCTCTTTCATCGGTCCACTTGCTTATTTGAATTACTGCATCTTCTAGAGATGTTTCATTCAAGTCAGCACCTGTGGAAGGTCTGTTAGAGTTTTTGCCACCAGATACTAGAGGATGTCCGTCTCCTCCTGTAACTCCATCACCATCTGCTGTAAATAAGTTTACTCCGTCTCCAGATTGGAAACTGTTTGTAAACCCATTATTCAATGGTGCTGCTGCTTTCACTTGTTTAGTGTAAGCCATTGCTCTAGCTAGTGCTTTAGTATATCTAGCAGATAAACTCACATAAAGATTATCTTCCATAGCTTCCTCAGTAACTGAGAAACCTAAAGCAATAGTTTCGTGTGTATAACGAGCAACAAAAGATTCTTGTGCTGTATCAAATGATATAGAAGCACCTTCATCTTTTACTGGAGCAGCAGCGAAACCTGATAACTTGAGTTCTTCTTCAAATGATCTTTCAGAATTCTCAGTTACATAGATTTGCTCATGCTCATTCTCGTAATTGTTGTACTCATCTCCAAACAGTGCGTTAAGACCTGGAAGGAGTTGTTTAAGCTCATTAGCTCTTGAAATAGCTGCCATAATATTCTCCTATTAGCCTATACCTGTGGTATTAAGTAACTGATGTCCAACGTTGAACATCACCAAAACGTCAGTAAAACTATCATCAATAGCACTATCTGGACCATCAACAAAGTCGATAATCTTTAATGGTAGTGTATTGGTAGTATTTGCTGTACTTCCATCAATCGCATTTCTGCTTGTGCCAATTGAAGTTGACCCAGCAGTTTGTACGACTGCAACATTCTTGCCCAAATCATCTTGACCAAGAGTTTCATCTGATTGCATCTGCATTACTAAGAATGGATCAGAGGCAACATACGCAACAATATCGTCAGCAGCAGTTGATGCTGGATAATATTGATTTGTGGTGAATTGACCTGATGTTGGATCAGTATATGCACAACCAAGGAAAACACCGATAGGGGTTAACGAAGTAGTACCAGTATCCTTTTGAATAGTGGTATTAGGATTATCGTCTGCCCATTTTACAAAATCTCCATAAAAAATGGATGTACCAAAATTATTTTTAATTTTGTAATGAGTGATTTTCGCATTATATGCACAAGATACTAATGAACCAACAGGTCTAGCACCCATAGGTGTAGCTGAACTAGCCATAATTTCTCCTGTTTTTTAAATTACAAATTCAAGAAACTAGGATTTTTTACCAAAAGTTGTTTGAGATTTTCGTTCAAAAACTTGTTTGGTAGCCATTCTAGAATCTTGATCCTTAAAATATACGTTATCAACAGATTCCATTTGGTTACGAGCTAACTTTTGAAAGTGTTCGTCACGGGCTTTCGCCTTTTCAGATGGCATCTTGCATAACAGTTGTCCACCAACCTCTACATTTCCTTTTTCTGCCCATTCAGATTTATGGTCCATCATGTGAATATGTAATTCAGGATGATCTTCTGCCCTACAGGGTATCCAACCTTCTCTGAATTTTTTAGAAACATTAGGATTATCAGTATTACCTAATAAACTTGTTCTTATCCACCTGAAGACCCAACCTTCTTGAGGATTAGGACTTGGTAAGTTTGATGGGTTCTCCCAACTTTCAGTTCGTTGGGTGATCTCTCGATCTTCTGATCCCCTCGGGGTACGCACTTGCTCAGAAGTTTCTTCTACTTCTGGATTAAGGTTATTTTCGTCTGACATTTAAGACTCCTTTAGTAATTGTTTTGCGTATTGCTCTGGACTAATTCCAAGTTGACGTGCTAGTTTAACTTGTGTCTGAGTCAATCGTATATTGCGAGGCTTTGTATTTCCACCAGTGGCTCTCGTTACTGGTGCAACAACGTTTGAAGGTTGTTTATTTTGTGTTTCTTCTAAAACTTCTGTTTCAGATTGAACACCAAAAAATTCTGGATATTCTCTACGCATTGCATTATCAACTTCTTCATAATACTTTGCAGAATTATCTTCAGGTCTAATGCCTTGATTGCGTAATCTTTGATCTACAGTTAGAGAATAAGATGTCATCTCTGCGTGTTTTGGATCATTATTGTTCATAAACCAAGGGTTTTTTTGAGACCATGCTTGCATTTCTGGGTCTAACTCTGGTTGTTGAATTTGTTGTTCTTGTATAGGTGCTTTATATTCTTCAGCAAATTGTTGTTGAACAGCTTGTGCATATCTACCTGCATTTTGTTCTGCTAACACTGCCTTAGATAATTCTTCTTGTGCTACTGCCATAGCATCAGCATCACCTTCTTCATATGCTTTTTTATATTTAACTTGTGCATTTTGTTTTGCCCATAACGCATTATTATGTGCTTGCTTATTAAGAACTTCACCACCTTGATTAACCATAGCTTGTAGCCTTTGGTTTTCAGTCATAAGGTCTTGCAATCTTGATGCTGCTTCTTTTGCTTGTCTTTCAGCAGATTCTTTAGCTCTGCGTTCTTCATGATATTCGTATTTAATTTTATTTATACGATCACCTGCACGTTTACTATACTCAGTTATTTCTTTATCTATAGTATCGTCATCAACATTAACTTCTTCAGTTTCTTGTTTAGGAGGTCTTCTATCCTCTTCAGGAGTATCATCTACAATTTCAACTTGTAGATTTTCTTCTGCACTAGGTTGTTTAATTTCTGTTTTAACACCAAAAAATTTCTCTTCAGATGTTTGTGGTTTTAAATCACCTGATGCATCAGGTTGAAATTCTGTTTCAATTTTTTCTTCTACTACTTGGTCACTCATGCTCTAACTACTCCTGTAGGGTCTTCAACAACTGCTTCCACAGTATCATCATTTATTAAACGAAACTCTTGTCCATACATTTTCATTCTAGTGCCTGAGTAAGCACGAAAAACTACCCAATCACCTTTTTTACAATAAGGACCTGTTGGAAATCTATTTTTATCAGCATAAGCATCTGGACCAAGTTCTAATACATATCCACAGATATTACTAACTTCTTCATCTCTTATTGTGCTTGATGCTTTGATAATTCCACCATCAGTAGTTTCATCAGCTTTTGGCATAGCAACTAAAACTCTATAACCTTTTGGTTCAGGTAATTGTTTTTTAGTTTCTTGACTAACTTCAGGTTCTTTGATGCTTTGAGGTTTAGGTATTTTTTTATCTTTACTCATATTTTTGCACGACATTTAGGAGTCGAGTTCCTATTCTTCTTTTACGTTTCTTTCAATCCAATCTAAAAGTTCACGTTCTGCGAGGGCTAAACCCTCGATGACACCAGTTAATCTTTTATATTCTGCAAAATCTTTACAGTTTCCTGTAGCAATATGATCTGCGTGTTCATTCAAAGCATCTCTATATTTTTTTTGCAAATATTCAAAAAGTGATAGCTCTTTGATGTCATTAGTCATTCGTATTGATATCTTTAACTATATCTTTAGCGATGTCAACACCTTCTTTAAATTCTTTTGCTGCTTGTTTTTTATTTTGTAAATTACTATCTAGCAAATCGCTAGCAATTTTTTGACCAATATTAGCACCTGCTATTTGTTCTTGAGAACTAATTCTTCTTTCTTCAAGTTCTTTTTGATCTTGTTGTTTTTGTGCTGCTAATTGTAAACGTGCTATATCAGCTTGTGCTTTACGTTGTACTTCAGCTTGTTTTACTGCAACCTCTGCTTGTTTAGCTTGTATAAGTGGGTCTTGCATTTGTTCATTTATTCTTTGTTGTTCTGCTTGCATCATAGCATTTTGTGTAACTCTAGATGCTGCCTCTGCTACAAGTTCAGAAATACGTTTTTCTACATCTGCTGGTAATGGTTCGCCTAGAGGTGGTAGCTCTATACCCATTTCTTGTTCTACTTGATCTCTAAACTTCATAGTTAGATGATCATTAACATAAGCTGAAGCAGAAGCTAATATTGCAGGAGCATTTGGTGTCTTACTTAATATCTGTTGTATTTCAGGATTATCTTGTGCTGCTGCAACTGTTTGTATATGAGCATCATGATCTTGGAACTCATATGCTTTAACTGGTTTATTATTAATTAAATTTTGTACTGCTGATACTGGATCAACTGGTGGTACTTCATTATCTTCAGGAATAATATCATCCACATCTTCAATACCAAGAACTTCAAGCATTTGTCTATGTAATTCTTTAAGATCATACATTTCTGGTGCAGAAGTAGCCAACTGAAATGCTGCTTGATATTGCATAATTCTTTGAGCCATTGTAGCTGCATTAGGATCAGATACAGGTAATACATCTACACGCTTATCAAAATCTGATGATTTAATATCTTCTTCTTCATCAGTTTCATAAGGATAACTTGGATTACCAAAGTCTTTTATAATGCCTACAAGTATTTCAAATTCTCTTTTCATTGAGGCATGAAGTCTTGCTTGTACTGCACTCATTACTTTCATATTTCTTTCAAGTAATGCTAGTGTTGTACCTACTGGAGCCTGTGAGTTCATGTCAGATACTTTCATATCAGAAATGCTTGCAAACCTACGACCCTCTTCAACAATGGTGTTTAATAGGGAATATAGTGTTTGAGAAGGTTCTTTATAGGGGAGAAAAGTAATATTATCCTTTATTGCACCACCTGGTACGTCAACATCTCTGAACTCACCTGGCATAATTGGAGTATCATCACCTTTAATTCTTAGACCTCTAGATTTAAGACCACCTGGTAAATTAGATAATGTACCAGCATCAACTAGTTGTCTTAATAAACTTGTAGCTGATTTAGCTAATCCACCTATCATATGAATCAAACCAAATCCATAAAATCCTATACCTGGCAAATATTGATAATGAACAAAGTGAGAACGTCTTTGTTTTTGTGCATCATCTTCGTAATAGTTTCTTCTAATACTTAATATTGTTCCAGTGCCATAATCTATAGTTACAACATAAGGTAACTGAATACCTGTTTGCTCTCCATTGACAACATCTTCAAATCCTGGCAAATCAAGATTAACTTGCATTTCAAGCAAGGTATGACGTTGATCGTATCTATCACCAACATTTTCACCAGTTAATTCATTATATTTTTCTTGAATATCAGAATATGAATTAGTAGCATCAGGTAATTCAATATCTCTATAAAAACCATTAACCTGCATTTTTCGTATATCATTAAAAGATTTACGCATAACATGAGTAGCACGTTCACAAGTTTCTAAATCACTTGCACCATAATTAACCACTACATCTTCTGATGGAACAAATATCCCACTTGGTCTACCAAGATTAGGATCATAATAAACTTTTCTAAATGCAGAACCTGCTAAAGGTAAAGAAAATAATAGTTTTTCTGTTTCTGTTCTATATTCTGACATTTCATAAGTCAGTAAATAGTTCATGTAATCTTGTACTCTTTCAGCTTGTTTAGTTTTGTCTTCTGTTATTTTGCCTACAATCTTAGTCTTAACTGGACCACCAGCAGGAAATATTTCAGATATAGCTTGAGATTGAAATCTAATTACTGCCTCAGAGAGCATAGGATGAAACACACCACAAGCTCCATTCCAAGGTTGAGTTCTTTCTTCAATCTTTAAACCAAGTTGATCTAGACCCTTTGTGTAGGTATCTTCCCATTCTTTACGAGAGTCTTTATCATTTTGAAATGCAGCAACAAGTTCAGAACCTATTCTTTCTAAATCAGTATCATCTAAAACTTCAGCTAAATTATCACCAAAGTCTGATGCAGGTCTATCTCCTTGTGGATCAAAATCAATTAGCATACCTCCATCTTCAGTCTCTATTGCAACTGAATCAGGATTTTCTATAGCAATACTAATTTCTTCTGGCTCTTGTTCTATTAAACCTTCTACAGGTGTAGCAGGTGTTCTTTCTATTGCCAATATAAACTCCTAGTAGTAATCAGCGACTTTGTTTGGTTCTAATTCTTCTTCCTCTTCATCTGAGTGTAAAGGAACAAAACCGCCTTGTCTAAATCTTAACAGAGCTTGCGTACTGCTATCAACTAAATCATCATGTTCCGCATTTGGGAAAGCTGCAAACTCTTCTATAACTTCTTCCGCCCATCTGGTTTGAGGTGACCATACAATCCCTGATGCAAATAGATCAGATACTGCATTGACTCTTGATATTTTATCGTTACCTCTACTAGGCGTATCCT